ATAGGATCATCCACTCCAATGGTATCCTAGCAGGCGGACATATCTATTATATTAAGGATCGTGTAGAAATGTATCTAGTTACTCAACAGGTCAACACATTTGTGAACAACCTGTTGGGGATCTTTCCTACATTACTGGACGCAAACTTGTTTAGTGGCTATTTCGTCCGTGAACATACTATTGAGCAACAGTATGTGAATAATTCAGAACGATATAAGATCGTGTTTGATCTCACAAGATTACAAACAATATAAAAGGAAAATAAAATGGCAAATTTAAATGTCAGCAGTCCTAGTAATTTTGTCCAGCTTTTGATTAGTGCGGCGCCAACAGCGTTAGCAACAATTGGCAGTTGGACCTCTACTACGACTAACGTATTAGCAGTTCCTGCACTACAGGACATCACTGTTACCAATAGTAACGGCACATTCCGTTGGGTGCAATTAGACGCTACCAGTCGCTATGTTGTTACAACACCAGCAACTAACTCATTGAACTTCAACATCGTTCTTGACGATGCAAGTTTCTTCACTACAACAGTAGGTGGAACTAATGCTTCAAAAGGTTTGTTAGGTTTGAGCAACAACAAAGACCGTGTTTACTTCCAGTTTACATGGGGCGGTGGCACAACTCACGTTACCACAGGAACAGGTTTCTTAGCAAACTTGGCTCCTAAGGTTACACCAGACCAGCCAGTTTGGTTATCACCATTGGTAATCGAAGTTGACGGAAATTACACCAGTAATTAATATTGGTTAAAAAGGCGGGGTTTCTCTAGGGGAACCCCTTCCCTTATGTAAATATTATAAAGGTATGCAGATATGGATTTCAATGAAAAATCTATCAAAGAATTATTGCAGGGTTTGGAAGGTGAGATAGCCAAGACTATCGCTGAGATAACCCACGCACAACAAGACCTAGAAAAAGCGCAGAATAGACAAAAGTTTACTTTAGCACTTATTCATCATTTAAAAACAAGATATGGAGATATGCAATGAATTTAAAAGACCTAGCGGCAAAACCCACCCTAATTAAATTGACTATTGACGATGAAGATATTGTCAAACAGTATGGAGAACCCCTTGACTTTTGGACTTGGGATCGCCAGCCTATGGATGTGTTTCTAAAAGTCGCAACCAGTGATAACACTAATTTTACAGAAATTGCCACTATCCTAAAAGATCTAGTCTTAGATGCGGATGCCAATCCTGTAATGACAGATGGTATGGTCTTACCCAGCAAGGTCCTAGTGGCTACATTTACCAAGATGGTAAGTGTCCTGGGAAAGTAACACAGGGAGAATTTGATCCCCAAGGCCCTGAAGTTTTTGTTGCTGTAACCTTGGATCATATGGCGCAGAGATACAGTCTACTGCCCAGTGAAATTCTCAACAGAGCAACCACATTTGATTTGGAAGTTTTAGACATCGCCAAGTCATATGAAAGAATGAAAGAAAACAAGGCCAATGGTGTATTACCAGAGGTCAAAGAAGATGTCATGATGGAAGCCATAAAACAAGTGAGAGGCCAATGACCGTAAAGCTAGGAATTCAAAACACGCAGTTCAAAGCCAAGTTGGCTGATCTCAAAACGATCACACAATTGGCCATGCCACAGTTGGAAAAGGAGTTCCTCAAGAATACTCCTATAGCCACTGGCAATGCTCGTGCTAACACTTCTCTTAGAGGCAATGTGATAGAAGCAGATTATCCATATGCTTTTGTCCTAGATGCAGGCCGTGGTTTCCGTGATGGACAGATGCGTGGTAGTGAACAGGCTCCAGATGGTATGAGCGAACCAACCAAGGAGTTTGCTAAGAAATTGATTCCACAATTGGTGCAAAAATTAGCGAGTAAAAGATAATGGCAGATATTAAAATCACCCTAGAACTTGATAGTAATCAATATCAAGGCGAACTAAAAAAAGTTGAAACGACTACAGGTCAAACTACTGATGCAGTCAAGAAAAAGATTGGTGAAATTGGCACCACTATGGATGGTCTTGGCAAGAACATCACAGACCTTAACAGTAAACTAAATGGACTAAGTTCTAGTCTAGCAGGCATTGGACTTGGAGCGTTCATAACCAGTGCTATTTCAGCAGGTAATTCAGCCAGCCAAGCCGCAGAAAAGTTTGGCATTACTACACAGGCCATGTTGGAGATCAATGCTTCCGCAGTGGCATCAGGTGCTAACACCAATCAACTAAGTTCAGCTTTAGCCCGCATGGGTGTTAATGCAGAACGTGCGGCCGATCAAGGTGGATTGTTAAGAGCACAATTTGACAAGCTGGGTGCTACCAATGAATACATGCGAACACATTCTATGGATGAAGTGTTTGCCAAAATGGTTCACAGTCTAACACAAATACAAGACCCTGCGCAACGTGCTAGAATGGAAATGGAGATCTTTGGTAAGAGCTTTGCCAACATAGACATTTTCAAACTAGATGCAGAATTGCAAGCACATAACGGCACCATGGGCGAAACAGCCAAAGCCGCTGAAGATGCTGAACGCATGATGGAGAATTTAAAGAATGCTTTCACTGCCGTGCAGATGGAAGTGTTAAAACTCCTAGATCCATTTGTCAAATTGATTGGTGACCAATCAACAGGATTCAAAGGTGCTGGAGTTGCGGCCAAAGTAGTCATAGATGCATTTGTGTTCCTAGCGGGTCTCAAAGTTGCAGAAATGATTATAGGTATTGCAGAAGCCTGCATTGCCTTAAAAGAAGCCCTATATGGTGTTGCGGCCGCAGAAGCTGTGGCAACAGGTGGCATATCAACCCTAGTGGGCATGGGTGTTAAATTGGCAGTAGCGGCCGCGGCCGCGCTAGGTGTTGCAGTGGCTACAGATCAAATTGCCTCAAGCACAGACAAGGCCACTGATGCGGTTAATAAAAATACAGATGCCCAGAAAAAGAACAATGAAGAATTAAAGAACAAGAAACAGCCTTTCATGACCGAAGGCAATCTTAACCCTGGCGCAGGTGCAGAAGCCAGCTTGAAGAATCAATATGCACAACTACAATTAAACAATAAACTGGCCTTAGATAGACTAGATCTTGAACGCCAATTAGTAGGTGAAACAGAAGCCACACGTGCCAGCAAGTTAGCAGAATTTGATGCAGATGCGGCCTATCAAAAGAAAGTTCTAGAATTCCAAGGTCAGATCAAGAAACTGCAAGCTGAACAGGCCAACACTAGAGGTGGTGGTAATTTTGGTGGACAGATAGCCATCCTACAACAGGAACTAAAAGAATATCAAAGCCAAGCAGATGCTGTCAAGGCCAAGACCAAGGCTCTTACTGATGCCAAGGTTGAAGAACAAGCCGCGCTTGAAGTGCAAAAAGCTGAAAAGAAAATGATGGTTGAATTGGCCAACCTCCAAGATGAATACTATCAATATGGCATGACAGCTGATGAGAAAAAGCTAGAAGCTCTTAAGAAACAGTATAACCAAGCTCTTGAAAATGTCAAGTTGGCACTACAACCTAAGTTTGGCGCTGGCTATGATGTAACATCAACAGATGAATACAAAGATGCACAGGCCAAACTAAATGACCAATTAAAATTGAATGAAGAGCAGATGAAGAAAAACATCGCTCAAAGCCGTGACTTTGCCACAGCTTGGAATGGTGCTATCAAACAGTATCAAGATGATGCCACCAATGGTGCCAAGATCGCAGATTCAGCATTCAAGTCATTTACCACAAACACAGAAAACCTATTAGAAAGCATGGTTACCAAAGGCAAGTTTACCTTCCAAGATTTCTCCAATGCTATTATTACAGACATCATCAAGATGGAGATCAAGGCCGCAACATCAAGCCTATTCTCTATGTTTGGCACACTAGGTGGATCAAGTGGTGGTGGTATCCTAAGTAGCCTATTCAGTGGTGGACATGCCATGGGTGGATCAATTCCTAGCGGACAGTTTGGCCTAGTAGGTGAACAAGGTCCTGAATTGGTCAAAGGTCCAGCCGCAGTGATGAACAACAATCAAACAATGGATGCACTAGGTGGACAACAAAACCATACCTATAACATCAACGCTATTGATGCCAAATCAGTAGCACAACTATTCGCAGAAAACCGCATGACCATGTTTGCCATGACAGAACAGGCTAGACGTGAATTGCCAATGAGGACAAGATAATGGGTTTACAGACAATCATCAACCATTGCGAAACTCTTAACATAGACCGCCGTCGTGTTATGGGTGTGCAATACACTAGATCAGAGATCGCCAAGATCAGCGAAACACCAACACGCAATCCATGGCGCTTGAATCTAGAAATATCAGCTGGCCTACAATACAGCACCAACCGTGCCCTATTAGAAAGCATTGACTATCTAGATCGCAAGCACACAGAAGATGTCAGCTTTGGTGTTGCTGGTGGTGCAAGTCCTGGTCTAAGTTTTATCTTTGCCTATCAAGGTGGTCTTAATCAAAGCCAACTTAATGGTATCACAGTGGCCAGTTTCTCAGGTAATCAATTGACACTTAATTTGCCTAACACAATCACAGGTGCTGGCACAGTCCTATTCCAAAGCGGTGATTTACTACAGATCCAAGGTAGTCCATATCCTTTCTCAGTGCTAGGACCAGCAACTGCATCAGGTAGTTCACCTACGCTAGGTCCAGTTACCTATGGTCAAGCACAGGTAGTTGGCGGACAAACACAGGTCACACTAACAACACATCGTCCTAATTTTATCACTGCCACAGTAGCAGGACAGGGAATCAACGTAGGCAATGCCTGCATATTCCGTGTGTTTTGTCCTAACATGCCAACATACAAATTGAATCGTGGTGGACCAGATGCTTATATTTCATGGACCAGCGGATTCCAACTATATGAATATCTAGGAGATGCCTAATGACGTATTTTACAGCAGGTATTG